TAGAAGCATTATGCGGCAGGTGCCACAATGCTTTGCATGGACGAGTGCTTGACAAGTGGCGCTTCACGCCAAAGCGCCCTGAACGGCAGCCGGAGCGGTGGTAATTTAGACCCCGGGTCAATTCTCGAGCAAAATTTCGGCCCGGCGGAGCGGGGTAGGCTGGCCTAAGTTCCGGAGATTTTTGGCCCAGACGCGAGGTTTTTCGATGATTTATGTGGTGTGCGGACTGATCGGAGCGGGCAAATCTACCTACTCTAATCGGAATTTTCCGCTTGTGTCAGACACAGATGAAAAGCGGTCGCATAAGCGGCTGAAAGACACACAAATTCAGTACACGAAGGAGCTCTACGAGTCGGGAAAAGATGTTGCTCACGTCACATGCTACCCGACGCCGGAGGAGCTGGCCTTCTTCGAAGCCCTGCCCCCGGATGCTGTCTCGTGGATCTGGATAGACACGTCGGAGCTCCAGGCCAGGAAGAATATCCTGCAGCGGGCCCGGGCGCGGGACGTGCAGAACCTGCCGGAGACTCTGGCCAAGAACCACGAGCTGCTCCGGATGTTCTACCGCAGCAGCATTCCGTTCAGGCAGGTCACGGTCTTCGATGACGGGGAGAGATGGTGAGATGGGAAGAAAGAGGTACATTTCCAAGGCAGAAAGAGAAAGGCGCGAAAAGCGGGAGCAGATCCGGGAGTCTATGATCGCCCAGCTGCAGGCGGCAGGCAAGGACACGCCCTACCTTCTGAACAAGGTGGAGCAGTACATGGCCTCCTGGGATAACGCTGAGGCCTTCGCGGATGACATCAAAGAGCGCGGCCAGGTCGTTGAGGAATACAACTCCTCCGGCAACCTGGTCAAAAAAGTCAACCCTTCGGTCAATGCCAGACAGAAGGAGATCGCAAGTATGAACGCGATCGAGGCAGTCCTGAAGCTCCACGAGCCTGTCCAGAAGCGGAGCGATGAGGATGATTATCTGTAAAGAGATCACAGATTATATTGAATACGCCGAGGCGCACCCGGACTGGATCAACAAGGACCGGCGGCTCCTGATCGAGAATGTCATAAAGCCCACCCTGCAGCGGGATGACATCTATCTGGACACGGACGTCTTCGCCAAGTGCATCCGCTACTGCGAGGCCCATTACTACAAGTTATTCTGCTACCAAAAATGTATCTACGCTTTCGTGTTCATGTACTACAGGGACACGGATCTCCCCGTATTCCCGAAGATCATCATCCTGATGGGCCGCGGCAACGGCAAGGACGGCATGATGGCGCCCCTGGCCAATTTCCTCCAGACTCCCCTGTACGGCATCAAAAATTACAACGTGGAGCTGGTGGCCAACTCTGAGGACCAGATCAAAGACACGTTCAAAATTCCCTTCGACATGCTCTATAAGAACCCCAAGTTTAAGGGCAAATTCAGAGTCACACGGGAGCGGATCGTCAACGTGCAGACCGGCTCAGAGCTTCGCTACAACACGGCCAACTCGTCCACGAAGGACGGCAAAAGGCCCGGCTGCGTGTTCTTCAATGAGTACCACGCCTATGAGAATTACGATCTGATCAACGTATTCGAGTCTGGCCTGGGCAAGGTTGAACACGGCCGGGTCATTATCATATCCACGCAGGGCTATGTCAGGGAGGGCCCGCTGGATGATCTTCTGGTCACCTGCAAAAAGGTCCTAGAGACCGGCGAGAACGTTCTGGGCTATTTCCCCTTTATCTGCCGGCTCGACGACAAGAAGGAAGTAGACGATCAGAACGCCTGGCATAAAGCCAACCCCTCCCTGGAATATATGCCGATCCTCCAGGCGGAGCTCCGAAAGCAGTACCTGGAGGCCAAGGAAGTGCCCTCCAAATGGCCGGAGTTCATGACCAAGCGCATGAACATGCCAGAGCGGAAAGAGGACACCGCCGTCACCTCCTGGGAGAACGTACTCCACACATCCTATTCCGACATAGAGCACCGCATCCCCAGGGAGACACCAGACACGACGAATCAGCTGGCCATCATTGGTATTGACTACGCCGACGTCAACGACTTCGCATCCTGCGGGGTCCTGACGAAGGCAGGGGATACGTACGTGTGGCGGCAGCATACCTGGATATGCTCCCACAGCCCCTTCCTCAAAGGGATCAAGTTTCCCCTGTCCAACCAGGGCCTGCCTGAGTTCGAGGATTTTGAGATTGTTGACACGCCGACCATCCCGATCGGCGCGATCATCGACTACGCCCTGGAGCTCATGCAGCACTATTACGTCGTGAAAATTACGATGGACACATACAGATACCACCTCTTCCAGGAGCTTTTCCAGCAGGCCGGTATCTCTATCGAGTCCAGACAGACGCCGCAGGGTCTTGTGAGACTGGTCAGAAAGATCGGCTCCGCCTGCGGCATTGTTGCGCCCGACATCACGAGGCAGTTCGCACTGCACAACGTCGATTTTGGGCCGTCTGCGATCATGCGGTGGTACGTCAACAACACGGCCGTGCAGACGGACAAATTTGGCAATCAGATGTTTATCAAAATCAACCCGGAGCGGAGGAAGAACGACGGCTTTATGGCTTTCGTCGTCGCGTTCTTCTCTGCGGACCTGTTAAAGGAGCAGGTAGTCTATGTTTGAGTTTCTTTTTCAAAGGAAAGACGGGACGATCCAGGACGCCCTGGACATCCTCACCGTCGAGCTGAACAAGATCCAGATGGCGCTCCTGCTGCAGGAGAAGGCCCGGCACATGATCGCCAATGCGGTCAGCCGCTCGCCCATCATGCTGTCCAACAAGGACGGCTTTATGGCGCCCGACAAAGTCTTTTATCAGCTGAACGTCCGGCCCAACCACAACCAGGCCGGCGCTGAATTCTGGTACAGGGTCATGAAGGAGCTGCTCACGAGCGGCCAGGCTCTCGTCGTCAATGTGGGCGGGAGCTACTACCTCGCGGCCAGCTGGACCGCGGATCCTTATATCCTGTTCGAGAAGCGCTACAGGGACATAACCCTCACCGACGGGGACAACACCTTCCTGATCGGGATGAGTTTCCCCGCCCACGACGTCATGCGCTTTGTGCTGCCGGACAGTGACCGGCGCCGGCTTCTGACGGATAAGGCCCTGAGCAGCTACAACACGGCCCTGGAGGCCCTCCAGACCATGGTCACGGCAGCAGCTTCGCCGGCTTTCAAATTCAAGACCGGCGCCAACATGATATTCCGTGACCGTGAGAACCCCCAGAAGGTGGTCACCCTGGACAAAGTCCTGGAGCGCATCAAGGACCAGCTGGGCCGTGCGGGCGTGAAGATCATCCAGGAGAACGAAGGCACGTCCCTGGAGTACATCGAATTCAAGTCGAACGTGACCGCAGAGCACATGCAGCGTGTCAAGGACGACATGATGGATCTGGCCGCTGCCGCCTGGGACATCCCAAAGACGGTCTTTACCGGCACGGTCACAGAGAAGAGCGACGCAGACAACGAGTTTATAACATACGCCTGCGCGCCCATCGTCAGGATGGCCAACGACGTCCTGACGGCCTACATCGTTGGCCCGCAGGACTATGTCCGGGGAGAGCGGGCCGGCTTCTGGCTGTCCCGGTTCAAGCACATCGACCTTGTCGAGAAGGCTTCGAACCTGTCACAGCTCAGGGGCATAGGATTCAGCCTTGACGAGATCCGCGGGATGGTCGGCTATCCGGCCCTTAATACGGAGTTCTCCCAGGCCAGGGCCCTTACACTGAATTATGCCGCGGAAGGCACGGAGGAAGGAGAAGGCGACGGCCGCTCTGATGATCCTGCTGATGAGCCGCGTAAGAATGCAACCCGTAAACAGAGCAAACACGCAGAAAGGAGGAGGAGACGTGAGCAAGGATAAACGCTACTTCCAGCTCGTTCAGGACACCGAAGACACCGCGGATCTGTACATTTTCGGCGACATCTGTAAATGGGCATGGGAAGAAGACGGAGATGCCAATGGCATGACCATCGTCAAGAAGCTCAGAGCGCTGAACGTGAATACGATCAATGTCCACATCAACAGCTACGGCGGCGACGTTTCGGAAGGCCTGGCTATCTACAACGTGCTCCGGGAGAGCTCGGCCCAGATCGTTACGGTCTGCGACGGCTTCGCCTGCAGTGCAGCCAGCGTGGTATTCATGGCCGGCGATAAGCGGATCATGCGTCCCGCATCGCTCCTGATGATACACAACGCCTGGACATATGCTATGGGCAACGCCGCGGAGCTCCGTAAATCTGCCGACGACCTCGACACCATCACGCAGGCCTCCGTCGAGGCGTACAAGCAGGTCGCCACGATCTCGGAGGAAGAGATCAAGGCCCTCATGGACGCAGAGACATGGATCCTGCCGGACGACGCCGTGGCCTACGGATTCGCCACCGACATCGATGATGATGACGAAGACGAAGACGAGCCGATGCAGAGCGCCTTCGGCCTGATCAGCCAGCGGCTCAGGATGCCCATGCCGGCAGAGGGAGTCCTGGAGGCACATGAAGTTATCGACCTGGACGAGCTGGTCGATGCGATCGCGGACGGCGTCAGCGCAAAGCTGGCCGCTCGTGAAGAAACAAAAACACCCGCACAGCCCGCAGACCCCTGGGCTGAATTTTTTGGAGGTAAATGATGAGAATCAAAAATGCACCCATCAGTGAAGAGACAAAGGCAAAGATCACTGACATCCTGAACACGGCAGAGGACAAGAGCGCTGCCATAACAGAAGCCATGGAGCTCGTGATCGCAGAGTCCCAGCAGGGCCTCATCAACCAGATCGTTGAAGAGGCCAGACGCGCCGAGGCGGACGCTGCCTACAAGGAGAAGCTCGGCCTGGTCAACCTGACCGAGAACGAAAAGAAATTCTTCGAGAAGTTAAAGGCAGGCGCCAAGATGGCCCTCACTGCTGATCAGATCGACATCCTGCCCATCGAGACCGTCGACAGGACTCTGGCAGACGTCCGTACTGAATATCCTATCACCCGCCTGATCAACTTCGCTCCGGCGAATGTGAAGCACTGGCTCACCGGCTCCAAGACCGGCGGCGCAGTATGGGGCGCCCTGACAGCTGCTCTGTCCAACTCCGGAGAGCTGTCCGCTACCATCGCCGCTCTGAACATCGAAGCCAATAAGCTCTATGCTTACTGCATCATCCCCAAGTCCATCAGAGACCTGGAGATCGGCTATGTCGAAAGATATTTCAGAGCTATTCTGAAGGAAGCCATGTATGACGGCATCGCCCAGGGCTATCTGGACGGCGACGGCAAGGTCGCACCTATCGGCCTCCTGCGTCAGATCGGCACAGTCGGCCAGGACGGCACCCACACTGCCAAGACCGTGAACACGACTCTGACCGGCTTCTCCCCCAAGCAGCTGGCTCCCGTCCTCACCGCTCTGTCCAACGGTGGCAAGCGTCCCGTTCGCGAGATCGTCGTGATCGCACGGCCCACAGACGTCTACACATACGTCAACCCTGCCCTGTATGGCGACAGCATCTCTGGCGGTTATGTCACCAAGTCCTTCCTGACCACCAGTGTCATCGAAGAGCCCAACATGCCCGCAGGCAAGGCCGTCATCACGATCCCCGGCGTTTACACCATGGGATTCTCCGGCATGAAGGTCGACGAATACAGAGAGACCAAGGCGCTCGACGACGCTGATCTGCTGATCGCCAAGGTCTACGGCAACGGCCGCGCAGACGACGATGCCTGCGGCTTCGTATTCGATCCAACCAAGCTGGAAGAATACAAGCCCCATGTTGTGAGCGAGACTGCTGAATAAGACACAAGGAGGGCGGAATGAACGATTATTTATTGGCCGAGCTGGTCGATGAGGTCTATGCCGAATACCAGATCCCGCCCTACACATCCGACAAGGTCGTGTCCATGGCCGTGGAAGAGTCCGCGGCCCGTATCGGTTCCCTGGCTGTAAACGTGGACTTTATTGCCGACAAGCAGGCCAGGGAGCTGGTCAAGGCCCGGGCCTACTACGTCCTCAACCACATCGCAGACGAGTTCGAGCCGGCCTACGGCCATGTGATCAGAGCCTGGCAGCTGGGGATGGAGGTGACCGATGAGACGGACGAGGATTCTTGACGCCGCAAGGGCGCCCCAGTACACCGACGGCTACATTGAGGTCTACGACATCCTGGACAACGCCCACGGGGATTTCCCCGAGCGCTCCATCAGGAAGCGCGCCCTGAAGCCGGTGTGGTTCAGACAGCTGGCCGTCTTCGACAGGACCCGGATCACGTTCGAGCAGAGCGACGTGGAGATCACCAGGAAGATCGCCATCCCGCAATGGTGGGACGGCATTTCCTCAGGCTGTGTCGTTAAGATCAACGGCTCCGACCTACAGGAGAAGGTATACAACGCGGCCCTGGTCACCAGCAAGGCCGGCTTCAGGGAGACCGAGCTGACGCTGATCAATCCCGAGATGCCCTATGAGGAGGTGACCTGATGATAACAAAAGCTGAATTATCGGAGATCCTCCACAGCATCAAAGGCCTTAACGTTGGTGAAGGCGAGGACTTCCTGGACAGCGCAGGATCCTATCCCAAATGTGCTTATTTCGAGATCTCATGGAGCGATGAGATGGCCTCAGGCGACAGCTATGAGGAGCTCGTCACATACCAGATCTCGATAGAGTACAGGCGGCCCAGGGACCCGGCGCTCCTGGCCATCAAGAGGGCGCTCAATGAGCGCTCCCTGCACCCGGACTTCTACCACGAGAAGGTAAGCCCGGCCAAGGGCCCGAGCCACGTCCACTCCTACTGCAGCATAACATGCAGGGAGGTGCTGACCGATGGGCCTGCTGATTGACGACGCCGGGCTCGACGAGCTCGCTGCATTATTCGGGAGGATCTCCGACGTGGCTGACAGCCCGGAGGAGCTTCTGGAGCCTGCTGCCGAGGCCTTAGTTAAGGACCTGCGGGCATTGCCAAGGCCCCGGTCCCGCATCAATTCTCCCGGCCGGTCCCATATGATCGACAGTTTCACACACAAGCCAGAAGGCCAGGGGATCATCGTCGGATGGGGCGTGCCTTACGGCCCCTATGTAGAACATGGTCGCCATCCCCATGGCGGGATGCGCGCACAGCCGCATTTTCACCGTACCTGGACCGCCGGCCAGCGCCGGTACATCAGACAGATCCAGGACCGATTCTTCAGATAAGGAGATGTCAATATGGCAATCACACAGAAAAAGCCCCCGGTCAAGCTGACCGTCGGCGCGCAGTACATCGTTTTCAACACAATGGAAGGCGAAGAGTGGACCAAGAATTTCGAAGAGGACGTCACCAAGTTTCCCACCGTCGTTAACGTCGAAGCAGCTGACAACAACGACACCTATGAGGACTTCGCGTCCGGCGAGATCTACGACGCGGACACAGTCACCCAGTACACTGATCTGACCGCCGAGCAGATCGCTCTCGACTCCCAGACCATTGCCAAGATGAAAGGATACAGCACCAGCGGCGGCGCCTTCCTGGGCGGCGGCAAGCGGACAAGGCCTTATTTTGGCTACGGCATTCCGGTCCTTAAAAAGGACGGATCCAAGGAGCTCAGATGGTATCCCAAGTGTAAGCTGGTAGAAAATACCGACCGCACAGAGACCTCCGAGACCTCCCACAAATCTCAGACCGACACCCTCACGATCAGGGCCTATCCGTTCAACGAGGCCCAGGACATCGTCGCGGGCGTTGACACTGGTGACTCCACATATGCAAAGATCACCGAGGAGCTGTTCTTCGCGACCCCCGTCATGACGCTCGAAGAGATCACAGCTCTCATTCCTTCGGGGACTCCGGGGACCTGAGCGTAAGTGAGGAAGCAAAACGCGGGAGCGGCCTCGGCGGCTCCCGTTTTTAATTTGCGTCCGCTTAAAGCGGCGGACGTCCCCACAATGTTCAGGCTGGTAGGAAAGCTGGGGGTCGGAACATTCCTTGAGAGCCTGGACAAAGAGACACTCGATAAGATCCTGAGGCTGAGAGACTCGCCGGGACTGATGCGGGACGTCAGCACCTCGGCGGCTTCGCTGAAGATGCTCAACATCATTTTGATCAATTATTCGAAGATCCAGCCGGAGCTCATGGAGCTCCTGGAGCACGTCTCTGGAATGACAGAGGCGGAGATCCAGGACCTGGGCGCCGCAGAGTTCATGGGTCTTCTCAATGCTTTTTGGTCCCGGGAGGATACCTGGGATTTTTTTATGCAGGCGTCGCGGCTGATCAGTACGGAACGCTGAAGCTGATAGACCTCCTGTACAGGCGCTATGCGGACCCGATCGGGGCCATGGCGGCCGCCGGGAAGGTCTACCCGTTCATCCTCTACCTGATCGGGCAGGATGCCGCAGAGAAAGCCAGCCAGGACGAGCGCCGTGAATGGGAGCTCTTCCTGCACAGCAGCGCCGGGAACCTTAGCTATAACGAATGGAGGGACAAGCTGACCAATGGCTGACGAACTGAAACGGGTTGGCCTGAAGCTGACAGCAGAGGGCGCCGTAGACTTTAAGCAGACTCTGAGCCAATGCTCAGACGAGATGCGCCGCCTCCAGTCAGAGCTGAAGGCCGCCCAGGGCGCATATGATAAGAACACAACGGCGGCGAAGAAGCTGCAGGACCGTCAGGCATACCTGCGCGGCGCCACCGAGACATACGCGGACAAGGTCCAGATCCTGAAGCGCGAGCTCGAAGAGCTGAGGAGCGCAGAGAACCGGGACGAGGACGCGATCAAAAAGAAAGAGAAGCAGCTGCAGAGCGCGCAGCGGTCTCTGAACAAATACAAGAATCAGCTGGCTGACTGCGAGGAGCAGCTGAGGAAGCACAACGCCGCCCTGGAAGAGATGGCCCAGAAACTGCAGGCCGCAGGCGGCGCCATGGAAAAGGCAGGCGGCGCACTGACCAAAGGCGTCACGACGCCGCTCATCGCCGCCGGAACGGCAGCGGCCGGCCTGGCCATGAGCTTCGAAGACAGCATGGCCAAGGTCTCCACCATCGCAGACACCACGGAGGTCCCTCTTGACCAGCTGGAGCAGCAGATCAAGGACCTGTCCAATGAGACCGGCATAAGCGCCGCATCGATCGCTGAGAGCGTCTATTCTGCCATTTCTGCGGGCCGTTCTACCGGTGAGGCTGTCTCTTTCGTCGGTGAGTCTGCAAAGCTCGCCAAGGCCGGTTTTGCGGATTCTGCGGCGGCTCTGGACGTTCTGACCACCATCATGAACGCATACGGCAAGAGCGCCGACGAGGTCGGGAATATCTCTGACGTCCTGATCAACACCCAGAACCTGGGCAAAACGACGGTTGCAGAGCTGGCCTCCAGCATGGGCTCAGTCATCCCCACGGCTTCGGCCTTCGGGGTCTCCCTGGAGCAGCTGGCCAGCGCTTACGTGGTAATGACCAAGAACGGTATCAGCACGGCAGAGTCCACGACCTATATAAGCGGAATGCTCAACGAACTGGGCAAGTCCGGTACCACTGCGAGCGACATCCTCAAAGACAAGACCGGCAAGTCTTTCGCGGAGCTGATGGAGTCCGGTTCCTCCCTGGCTGACGTCCTGGCCATCGTCCAGGAGGCAGCGGATGCTGACGGCCTGTCCATGGCCGATATGTTCGGAAACATCCGGGCGGGCAAGGCGGCCCTGACACTGACCAATGACGGAGGCCTGGAATTCGCCGAGACTCTCCAGTCCATGGGGAATGTCGCCGGCGCAACTGACGCGGCCTTCGAGAAGGTGGCGGGCACCACCTCCGCCAAGCTGAGGAAGGCCTTCAACCGGGTCAAGACAAGCGGCATAGAGCTGGGCGAGTCCATCCTCGACACGGCCATGCCGGCCATCGACAGCCTGGCTGAGACCGTCGAGACAGTGACCGATACCTTCAACGGTCTCTCCGACGAAGAAAAGGAGCAGGTCGTCAAGATCGGCGCCATCGTTGCGGCCGTCGGCCCGGCCCTCAGCATAACCGGCAAGATCACGAAGGGCATCGGCTCTCTGACGAGCGGCCTGGCTGCTCTGACCGTAAAGCTGGGGCTGAACACCGCGGCAGCGACCGCAGACGCGGCGGCAAAGGGAGCGCAGGCGACAGCTACAGAGGCCGCCACAGTGGCCCAGACGGGCCTGAACGTGGCCATGCTCGCCTCCCCTGCGGGACAGCTGGCAACGGTCATCGGCCTCCTCGCTGCGGGCGCCATAGCGTTCACAGCGGCCGCCAACCAGTCCTCAGAAGAGACCAAGGCTTATAACGGCCGGATGAAAGATCTGAAGGAGTCCATAGACGACGTCAAGGAGGCGAATGATGGCCTGCTGGCGTCCCTGGGACAGCAGAGCACAGATGTCCAGTACACCGGCGCAGTCCTGCAGAAATGGCGGGACAAGCTCGGCGAGGTCGTTGACGCTGAGGGCAAGGTCAAAGAAGGCTGTGAGGCTACAGCCGAATATATCCTCGGCGAGCTGAATGAAGCCATGGGGACGAGCTACACGGTCACAGCTGACGGCTTTATAGCCAACAGCGACGGCGTGGCCCAGTCCCTGGAGGACATTAACCAGGCGATTGAAACCAATATCGACCTGATGAAACGCCAGGCCATCCAGCAGGCCGTCGGCTCTCAATATGCCGAGGCCATGCAGAACGCGGCCACAGCCAACCAGGTGGCCGAGTCGGCTGCCAATGAGTACGCTGCAGCCCTGGAGAGACTGGCCGAGGCCGAGAGGACGTATAACAGCGAGGTCTCCAAGGAAGGAGATCGTAAGAGCAAGGGAGCATACGGCCCCGGATCCAGCGGGGAGCTGGTAGCGGCCACGCAGGCATGGGTCGAAGCGAAGCAGCATGTCAGTGAGACAGCCGGCGCTCTTAACGAAGCCGCAGGAGCGGCGGCGCAGGCGCAGACGACTCTGGACGGCCTCAATCAGGTCATGGACACCCTGGCGCAAGGCACTCCTGAGTCTGTAGGAGCCGCGGCCGAGGTCTTCGCCGGCATCCCTACAGCGGCCTCAGAGGCGGGCACACAGGCGGCGCAGAATTTCGCCGACAACTATGCGGCAGGGCTCCAAGGCCAGCAGGCAGCAGCTGACACGCATGCGCGGCTCCTGGCCACGGGCATGGTCGGCGCGATGAACAGCCAGATGGCGAACAGCCCGATCATGGCGCCCCTGATGAAGGATCCTGACTATGCTTCGGTCATCCAGACGGAGATCGGCGCGATGCAGGCTACGGCCCAGGGAACCACACTGCCGGCGCCCGCAATGGCCGAAGCGGACTATGCCGGCCAAGTAGAAGAGGACGTGCAGAAAATGGACGGCGTGTCCTCCGGCGCTACTCTGGATCCTCCGGACATGTCAGATCCTGACTATACGGCCCAGGCCCAGACCGGTGTGACCGGCATGAACGCAGTCACAAAGTCCTCCAAGGTTACAGCCCCGGGCATGAAGACGCCCAGCTGGACCGGAGCGGCTCAGCAGGGCCGGGCGGCTATGCAGTCATACCTGAGCAACCACCCGCTGACGGTCTACGCTAACGTCAAGAGCAACGTGTCCAGCGTCACAGCTCAGCACAATGCTCAGGGTAACATCATCGAGGACGAGACGCTGACATGGGTCGCTGAGGGCGGCAAGGCCGAGGCCATCATCCCCCTGGAGGGAGACAGGGCCAGGGCCATAAAGCTCTACCGGGAGACCGGTAAGCGCCTGGGACTGCTCTCAGACGGATCGACCGACAACGTACAGCCCGGCAGGGCGCAGACGACGAGCGCTGCGGATCTGGCGCCTCTGATCAGAGCCGTGGAGCGGTGCGCAGAGCTCCTGGAGGCCGGGGCTGTCATCCAGATGGACGGCGACACAGTGGCCGGCAAGCTCCTGCCTTCGCTCAGCCGTAGAATGGGGGTGCTTGCTAGACGATGAGAACCTATTCACTGATCAATTCAGAAGGCGAGACCTACGACCTGACCTCCCGGCTGCATTTTCTGCGGGAGGTCAAGGGCATGGGCTTCGCCCTTGAAAATACCTATCAGCGGCGTGGGCGCAACTGGATCACGCTGGAGACCAACATGCAGCAGCAGGCCCTGACCGGCAAGATCCGCTTTCACTCTGACGAAGAGTACAGGGCCTTCTCCCTGTTCGCCCGGCGCGGTCCGCTGACGCTCGTCTACAGGCACGGAGAAGACGGGGCCGAGTACAAGCGGTCCTGCCTCCTGACGTCCCTGTCGAAAGACGAGAGAGACGGGACACGGACCTATGACACGTCAGTCACTTTTACGACCCTCTCGGCCTGGTACAACGAGGTCGAGGCCATGGTCATGCCGGTGGATGATGCGGCGTCAGAGGTCTATCCCATGACATACCCCGTCACATATGCTACCACCAAAAAGATGGAGATCAGCGTCAGGAACGAGGCCGAGGACGACAGCCCTGCAGAGCTGTACATCTACGGCCCCTGCACGGATCCCTCCTGGCGGCATTATGCGAACGGTGAGCTGATCGGGACCGGCGCCATCACGGCATCGATCCCAGAGGGCAACTATGTCGTCATCAGCACGGCCGGAGGCGAGTGTACGATCCGCGAGTACGACAAGTATGGCGTCCAGGTCCATGACCTCTATGGCGCTTCGGACTTCTCCACCAAGCGGTTCATTTACCTCCAGAGAGGCAGGAACCGGGTCGTGGTATCTGTGGGCGGCGCGGACGTCAGGATCATCCTGAGAGGGAGGATCGAATATGTCACTGTGTAACATTGAGGTCTTCGACCGGTTCACATTCGGCTGCGTGTTCCACGACTCTGTGGAGCGGCCCGAGATCCGGGTGGACTATCTGAGCCCCGTGGACAGCACCGTGGAGGTCAGGAAGACAGAGGCTCTGCAGGCCGGTCAGCTCCTCCGCATAAGCGGCGATCTTGACTTTTTCGGCATGATCACATCGGTCGGCAACGACCAGGAGGGGCTGACCACGGTCTACTTCAGGCACTTCCTGGCGGGGCTCTCCATCCCGATCTTGTTCGACACGACGCGCCAGAAGAGAGAGTCCCTGGAGGAGACCATAGCCCATTACGTCCATGTCGTATTCGTCACGAACAATGACAGCCTGCAGACCATCATGGGCCTGTCCATCACGGCAGAGACGTCTACATCCTACACGTTCAACCTGAAGCCCGACACGGAGGGCGGGAAATACTGCGTCGTGGACCTATACGACGCACTGATCGCTCCGGCGCTCAGTAAATATGGCGTGGCCGTCGCCGCGGACGCAGACCCGCAGGCAAAGACCATAGCGCTGACCGTCAGGAAGGTGGCGGAGGCTGTCACCATAGAGGCAGATCTCCCTAATGTGTTCGACTGCAGGGCCACCGTGGCCGAGACGTCGAACGACGTCAACAAGCTGATCGTCTACAACGACGCCAACTTCTCAGACAGGATCATTTACTACCTGCATCCTGATCACTCCTACGACACGAACAACGTGGACAGGATCACGCCGGTCTCCAGGCAGATCGACATCGTCAGCGTGTCCAGCGGGCAGACGTTCGCGGAGGCCGCTGCCGATGCGGCGGAGGAAGCCTTCGGCAGTCTGGACATCAGCAACCTGATCGAGGTGGACACCGCCACAGACGACCCGCTGGTCAGGCCACTGGAGAGACAGATCGGGGAGACCACGACGGTCATCCGCTCCGGCAAGGCCTACAAGAGCGTCCTGACCGGTTTCTCCTTCG